TGTCGGCCATCGTCGGTGAAATCGCCAAGATGGCAGCGGCGTGGATCATGAACAAGGTGAAGATGCTCGTCTTCGGCAAAGCTACCGCGCTGTCCGAGATATCCACACTCGCTGCCCGCGCGGGCGCCGGTGGTGTTGCATCGTGGGCGGCATCGCCCTGGCCGATCAACATGGGCGCGCCGGCGTTCGGCGCCGCGATGTCTGCCGCAGCGATGGCCTTCGCGCCCGTCGCTGCTGCGTCGGGTGGTTACGACATCCCGGCTGGCATCAACCCGATTACCCAACTGCACGCCCAGGAAATGGTGTTGCCGTCGCGCATTGCCGAGCCGTTGCGCCAGTCGCTCGACGGCGGCGGCATCGGCGGCGGCGATGTGCATCTGCACGTCAGCGCCGTTGATGGCGCAAGCGTGCGCCGGATGTTCATGGACCACGGCCCGGCGCTGGCCGATGCGCTCAAAGCGCAAGTCAGGGGCTTCCGCACATGAGCAATGCGCTTTTCCCTACCCTGCCTGGTCTGAGCTGGGGATCCACCAAGGAACCGATGTGGACCACTCAGGCCAAGCGCAGCGCCTCCGGCATGGAGCAACGCGCCGGCTACATGAGCTATCCGCTGTACCGGATCAAACTCTCCTATGAGTTCCTGCGCGCCGGCGCCGAAGCTGAATTGCAAACGCTGGTCGGGTTTTTCAACCAGCGCGGCGGCGATCTTGAAACGTTCCTGTTCGACGATCCCGCCGACAATACGGCCGTAGATCAGCAGTTCGGCATTGGCGATGGCACGACAACCGTGTTTCGACTGGGTCGCACCCTGGGCGGGGCGTATGAGCCGGTCAGTGCGGTAGTCGATGCTGCGACTGCCGATCCGTATCGAAACTATCTGACCTATCCAGAGCAGTTCGATCATGCGACCTGGACGCAAACGCCGAATGCCGATGTCGATGTCACGGCAAATGCCACCACGTCGCCGACCGGCGCAGTGGTTGCTGAAAAGGTATTCGAGGCAACCACGGCAAACGTGCTGCATCAAATAGCACAAACGTTCGTGTCGGCTGAGAACACGACCTATGTGTTCAGCACCTACGTTAAGGCGGCTGAACGCACGCGACTTGCGCTGTACTTCCGCGCCCGCAATGGCAGCTATCCCTATGCGGTGTTCAACCTGGTCACTGGCGCAGTCACGGAGCAAAGCGCGGGTGTATCGGCTGGAATCGAGTCCATTGGTGATGGCTGGTACCGGTGCTACATCTCTGCCAATCTCGGGCTGGGGAGTTTTCCCGGCGCGGTCTATATCGAGTTGCGCCAACCAACTGGCGGCACAACATACGCCGGCACTGTCGGCAGCGGGCTGTATGTATGGGGCGCACAGGTTGAACGGGACAGCTATCCCGGTACGTATTTGTCAGCCCCAGAAATCATCCAGTCTCATAACTATCTGCTGTACTCCGAGCAGATCGAAAACGCGGCGTGGACAAAGAATGGTGCAACAACGGTATTGGGTAACCAGACCGCCGCACCCAATGCCTCCGGCACTGCCGACCGAGTGACGTCGCCGCAGGACCTGGGCGTATATCAAGCGGCGATCGTCACTTCCGGCGCGGTCCATACCGTATCGGCTTATGTCAAACAGATATCAACGGCGAGCCTGCGGTTCAGGGATACCTCAGGCAGCGGGCATCACGTCGATATCAACTTGTCGACGGGCGCCATCACCGCATCATCCAATGTCACAGCATCGGGTGCGGAAGACGCTGGCGCCGGCTGGTGGCGGGTATGGATGACCTACACCACGGACACGACAGCGATCACGATCAACCCGCGCCCGAATGACCCCGGAACGACCGTGTTCGACCTCTGGGGTGTGCAGATCGAAAAGGCGGCACAACTGGGCGATTACTTCGCCACGACCACGCCAAACAAGCCGGCGGCGGCATACACCATCGACCCCAACACGGCTGTCGTGACGTACACAACCGCACCGGCAGCAGGTACGCCGCTGTTGTGGTCTGGACGGTTTTACAAGCGCGTAAAGTTCGAGAAATCCAACCTCGAATTCAAGGAATTCCTGCGCGATTTGTGGGAAGCAAAATCCGTCGCCCTGCTCACGGTGAAGACATGAAATCCGCCAGCCCGGAACTGATCGCCCTGATGGATAGCCAGGAATTTCGGCTCGCCGATCTGATCACCATCACGCTGAAAGATGCCAGCGTGCTGCGCTATACCTCGCTCGATGTGCCCCTGATCTACGCCGGCAACACCTACACGCCAATAGTCATGGAACGCGGCCGCACGCGCGTGGTGCTAGGGGTGGAGGTCGATAGCCTCGATCTGCGCCTGTACCCCACCGACGGCCAGACCGTGAACGGCAACCTGTTTCTTCCGGCCGTGCACGCCGGCGCATTTGATGGCGCCGAAGTTCGCCTGGAACGCGCGTATATGCCGGCCTGGGGCGACACCTCGCCCGGCACGGTCAACCTGTTCGAAGGCCGGGTGTCGGAAATTGAACTGGATGGTATTGAAGTGCATTTCCGCGTCGCCTCGTTTTTGGAGCTGCTCAACACCAAGATGCCGCGCAACGTCTATCAAGCCGCATGCATCAATACGCTCTACGATGGCGCATGTGGCGCCAGTCGAGCCGCCTTCGCGGTCAACGGCACGGCCAAGGCGCCGTCCACGCGCGAGCTGATCAGCGCAACCCTGCCGCAAGCCGCCGGGTATTTCAGCCAGGGCGTGGTGCTCATGACCTCCGGCGACAATGCCGGGGTGTACCGCAACGTCAAACTGTTCGACAGCAACCAGTTCTTGCTGTCCATGCCGCTGGCCTATCCCGTCGCGGTTGGCGACACCTTCACCGCCTGGCCGGGCTGCGACAAGACGCTCGACACCTGCACCAGCAAATTCAGCAACGCCGCCAGATTCAGAGGGTTTCCGTGGATTCCGACGCCAGAAACCGCGTACTGATCGAAACGCGGTCCTGGCTCGGCACGCCCTGGCACCACCAGGGCGCGATCAAGGGCGTCGGCGTGGACTGCGCGCGCCTGCTGTGCGAGGTCTATCACAACGCCGGCCTCACGCCCGAGATCGACCCGCGCCCCTATCCGGCCGACTGGCACTTTCACCGCGATGAGGAGCGCTTCCTCGGCTGGCTGAGCGAGTACGCCGATGAGGTCGCCACGCCAGATCCGGGGGATGTTGTCGTGTTCAGGTTCGGCCGTTGCTTTGCGCATGGCGGCATCGTCACGGCCTGGCCGCTGGTCATTCATAGTTACAACCAGGTCGGCGTGCGCGAGCAGGACGCCAGCACCGGCCGGCTTGCCGGGCGCCCGGTCAAATTTTTCAGGGTAAAAACACCATGAGCTTGGGCGGCAGTCAGACCATCACCAACCGCGAAGAGCGCCTGTCCGGCGTCCGCATCCAGTCGTCAACTTATGGTTTACCACTGGGCATCTATTACGGCACTCAGCGCGTCACCCCGAACATCCTCTGGTATGGCGATTTTCAGGCCATCGAACACACCGCCACTCAGAGCGCGGGCGGCAAAGGCGGCGGTGGCGTCGATAGCGTCAGCATCAGCTACACCTACAAGGTCGCGATCATGTTGGGCCTGGGCGAGGGCATCATCACGCCCACGCAGGTCATGCCCAACAAGGACGGCTGGAAAGCGCCTGGCGATCTGGGCTTGGAGGTATTCACCGGCGCCGTTGGGCAGAGCGTATGGGGCCACCTGACCAGCCTGCACCCGATCCAGGCGCTGGCCTATTCCGGTACCGCGCACCTGTCCGCCAGCGCCTACGACCTGGGCAATTCTGATTCATTGCCCAACTTCTCCATTCTGGCCGACTGCAACACCGCGATCACGCCCGGCCTGGGCAACTACATTCAGGATTTCTTGATCTCCACGCGCTATGGCGCAGGCTTCCCGTTCAGTCGCCTGAGCGGGATCGCCACGCTCAACAGCTACCTGACCAGCCAGGGCATGGCGTTCACGCCGTTCGCCGTCGCGCAGCAGGAGGCCGCCGCCTACCTGCGCGACTGGACCGATGCCGCCAATATCGGGCTGGTCTGGTCGGAAGGGCTGCTCAAGTTCATCCCGCACACCGACAGCGCCGCCGTCGCCTACAACCTCGGGCCGGATGATTTCATCGTTGATGGATCCTCGCTGCCGGTGCGCGCAACGCGCAAGAGTCAGGCCGATGCCACCAACCAGCAGCAGGTCGAGTATCTGGACGCCGACCACGAGTACAACATCGCCGTGGCGGAAGCGCAGGATCAGGCCAATATCGACCAGTACGGCCTGCGCCCGGCGCAAATGATCAAGTGCCACCAGGCCAAGAGCGCGACGGTGGCGCGCTGGGTCGCGCAGCATCGCATGCAACGCGCGCTCTACGTCCGCAACCAGTTCCGCTTTCGCCTCGGCTGGAAGCACGCGCGCCTCGAACCGATGGACGTGGTGACGCTGACCGACCCGCGCATGGGCCTCGCTGCCGAGCCGGCGCTGATCCTCGAAATCAACGAAAGCGAATGGGGAGATCTGGAAATCCTGGCCGAGGAATACAACGGCATTGTCTCCGGCGCCGCCAGCTACACCAGCCCTACACCGGCGGGGCCGGTGGTCAACCGCGGCGTGGCGCCGGGGAACTGCAACACGCCGTTGATATTTCAACCGCCGGTTTCATTGTCCGGCCAGCCCGAACTCTGGCTGGCGACGTCGGGCGGCGACCACTGGGGCGGCTGCGAAGTGTGGTCCTCGCTGGATGATGCCACCTACCAGCGCATCGCCGTGATTACCACCTCGGCGCGGCATGGAACCCTGCGCGCCAGCTTGGCCAGCGGCAGCAACCCGGATACCAGCCACACGCTGGCGGCCCATATCCACAAGGGCGAGCTGCTGCCCGGCACGACGGCCGATGCCACCGACCTGGTGACACTTTGCTATGTGGATGGCGAGCTGCTCGCCTATCGGGATGCCTCGCTGGTCGGCGTCGGCGATTACGACCTAGGCTATCTGGTGCGCGGCGCCTACGGCACGCCCATCGGCGCGCATGCCAGCGGCACAAAGTTTGCGCGCCTGGATGAGGGCGTCTACAAATACGCCTATCCGCGCGGCTGGCTGGGCAAAACGGTTTACATCAAGCTGCTCTCGTTCAACATCTATGGTCAGGCTCGCCAGGCCGCCGACGATGTCGCCGCCATCCCGTACACCCTCGCCGCAGTCGCGCTCGATTCCGTCACCGGTTTGGCGCTCGAAGCGCCGTTCGACACCACTGAATGCCGCATCAAGTGGGATGCCGTCGAAGGCGTGTGGGCCTACACCGTCGAGGTGTGGACCGCCTCCACGCTCCGGCGCAGCATCACCACATCGGATACCCGCTACACATACAGCGCCGAAGACGCCCGCAGCGATGGCGGAC